CCCATTCTTTTCACATCAAGAGATGATGTGAGTAGGGACGCGATTTCATACCATTTGATGGTTGCAGGCCTTTCTCATGGTAGCACAGTCAATGGTGATTGCGGACGCCCTTATCTTTTGTTGGACGAGAGTTGTATGGCTCCGTTGGTGGCAATGCACAGCGCTAAGATTTTGTCACTTGCGGGGGCCCCGCTTGGAGCGACCCCATTGATTTTGGAAGATATTCGTGCTGATATGAATTCAATTGAAATACCAAAGGTCAAACCACTGGAAGTTAAGGGTGAGTTGCAGGGAGATAGAGTATCGAACAAATTTTGGACTGGTGAATTACACACAGAAGGCAAAACCAATTGGAATGGGGTCCCGCTATCAGTGTGGACTCCTACCACAACTGACAAAAGACGGTGGTTGGAGCATCCTGAGTGGGAAGACAAGTTCCTACCATCGTGTAAGAAAGTGGTAGGTGAGAGACATGCACTGTACACGAATGCGCAGAAGTGTGCAGTTCGTACTGACATGATAGTACCACATAGGATAATGCGAATGACAGTCGAGCATTATGTCAGGAAATTTCCAGTTGATCGTGACATAAAAATTTTCTCCGAGATGGAGATGATAAATGGCGTTGCTCCAATGCAGCCATTGATGATGAATACCTCTTGTGGGTTTGTTTCTAAGTGGTTTAAGAACGGTAAGAAGGAATTGTTTGATGAGATAGAACAACCGTTAGGTGAACAGAAGAGATATGTTTGGTCGGAGGCCGCATACGAGCGTATCATCCCTGTATATGGTGCTTCCTTCGTGGATCGTTTGTATACGGTTGAGAAAGATATGTTGTGTGGGGAGGTCCCGTTTATGCCTTGGGTTGCCACTATGAAGGATGAACTGCGTCCCATTGCTAAGGTGGAGCAATGTAAGACGCGCGTGTTTGAACAACCACCTTTGGAATTCTCCTTGTTGATGAGGAAGCACTTTGGTGCGTTTGCGAACTGGGTTAAGAGTAACCCAGGTTTCGATACCCATAGTGCTATTGGGATTGATAAGGAGGAGAAATGGCGTAGTTTCTACGTTGGATTGCGCGAAAAGGGTTCGCGTGGTTTTGATGTGGACTACTCGAATTATGATGGATCAGTGACGAGTCAGGCGTTTGACTTCTTTCGAATGATAACGGACCGTTACTATGGTAATGAGAGTGAAGTGCGACATGCCTTGTTGCATATTCTTCAAAATTCGTGGGTCATTGTTGGAGATCAACTAATGCATACCACACAAGGCAACAAGTCGGGGAATCCCCTGACCGA